ATATTATGCCAGTACCACTAGCTACACCAGTTAACCGAGAAGCCCAACCGGCGAAGGAATTCGCCAGCGCATGGTTTTCTCGGATCACCATCAATGCGCCTACTCCGTCAGACAAGGGCGTGGTGCGTATCAATGTTGCAGCTTACGATGCAGCCAGTGGGGAAGTGCTCACCGACTCCGAAGGTAATCCGAAATTCATCAAGCGAATTTCGACGAACGACCTGACGGACGCTGCGGCGAATGTCCCAGAGGTTGCAACTGCATACGCTGCCATCATCGCTGCCATCCCGGCATTGGAAGCCTACGAAACGGCCAAGGCGACAACGCCGGAGCCTGCGGAGTAACCTTACAAGCTTTTCACCCATCAACCAACCCAAACAACCTAACTGAAGTGAAAATCGAAGAAATCGAAGCAAAAGAAAGCGAACTAAAATCCGGAATTGAAACCATCGTTAAGTCCGCTCAAGAGGCAGATGCGAAACATCGGCAATTCATGAGCGAGACCCAAGCTAAGGTCAACGAGATCAATGCCGAATTGCTCCGCCTAGAAGGGCGGAAATCTCAAATCAACGGTGACTGATGGCGCATTTCCAATTAGAGGTAAAGGATAAGTTCAAGGAGATCCTCGGGACTCTAACGGGCTTTACGTCGGCAGATGTAAAGGATCGAATGGCTGAGCTGGGCACGATTGAATCTTACCCAGTCGGTGTTGTTCTGCTTGAGGAAACCCAGTCCCAACATGTCACCATGATTGGTTGGGGACCTGAAGCAGAACGCACCCAAGAAATCGTAGTCGTTATCGCAAACGAAGATGCCGACATCGAGAGCAATTTGCTAGACCTTGCGCTCGAAATGGAGCAAGCCGTGATCACGGCAAAACGAGGAGAACAGTTTATCTTTGGCGGGCGGGAGGCAGAAGACATCTCCCTGGATTCTCAAGTCGTGACGTTGTCACCGGAGTCCCTCAAGGAGGGGCACGTTACGCAAACCTATTCTTTCCGGTATACACAAAAACTAACCAACTAAAAAGATGGCAACACAAATCCTAAGCGGGGAGGACGGCATCATCGAGATCGACGGCAACGAAGTGCCATGCCTCCGTGAATGGACGCTCCAAGCGACCGCAAATATCAACTCTGAATCGACCAAGTGCATGCTCTCCAATGGAGACGGTGGATCGACTACCACTGGTGGATGGGAACAGGCTACCCTCACCTCCAAGAATTGGAATGCGACGTTCACGTTCTTCTGGCAGGAAACCGCAGAGGGTGCGGCACCTGACCTGTCTATCGTCGATGTGGGCAAGAGCGTAGCGGTGAAGCTGTATCCCAACAAGTCCACCACAGGCAAGAAGGAGTACAGCGGGAATGCACTCATCACCGATGTTTCGATCCCATCAAACGTAGACAACAAGATCACTCAAACCGTGACTGTGACCGGAGATGGGGATCTGGCTGAAGCTGCGGTGGTCTAACTAGTAGAATAAATGGCGGAGAACGAATTGAAACTGGTCTACGACATCAAAGCCTTCAGGTTGATTGATCGGCTCGACAAGGCCGAAAAGATCAAGCGGGCACAAGATGAGGATTCCGTAGATATTATCGACTCCATCATCGAGCGTGTTCGGATTGGACTCTTGCGAGACAATCCGAATGCCTCGGTGGAGGATGCCGAAAAGGCTATTGAAGGCATGCCCATCCATGAAGTGCAGGATGCCATCACATCAGCGATTACCGGCGATTCGCCGGGAAAGAAGAACTGACACTCTACTGGAGGTTTCGGAGACTTTACGGGATCACTCGTGAAGAGTTTCTGGAGTTAACAGCAGAGGACCTAAACGCGATGCGTGAAGCTCACAAGCAGATCGAATCGCGACAAGACCTGCAATTCGCATGGCTAGAATGTGCCGTGCTAAATATCCTGAGAGATAAGGACCACCTAACACCGCACAAACTCTTAACGGACAGACCTTATGGCTAAGCGAAAAGCAGAATTTGAGATCCGAGGCGATGCGTCCAAGCTCGCCTCGGATCTGCGGCGGGCTTCCGATAAGATCCGCAGTGCGATGACTAAATCAGCCGCTCAGGCTGAGTCTGCTTGGACCAAGGCTGGGAGGAACATTTCCAGAGCTTTTCGCAAAGCTGGCAATACAGTAAATGGAGTATTCAGCAAGCTTCGCAAGGCTTTTACCAAGCCGCTGAACCTGATTGTAGGTGCTGTAGGGACAGGTGCTGCGATCAAGAAACTTTCCGACCTGGCTGAGACCAGGAAACGGGTGGAGAACGTGGCGGGGGTGGTCGCGGGCGGGAGATTCGCCGGCCTGGACGAGATACGCTATGCCACCGATCTGGCTGACAAGTTTGGAATCGCCCTGGACGAGGTGCGGGATGGCTACATCAAACTTCTAGCGGCAGCAAAACCTTCTGGCTTTGCCATTGAAGAGACGAGAAAAATCTTCGAGGGAGCTACTATCGCGTCAACAGCGATGGGCCTTTCAGCCGCTGATACTAATGGTGTATTCAAGGCGTTCCAGCAGATCATGTCGAAGGGCACGGTCCAGGCAGATGAGTTGAGGAATCAGTTAGGCGAACGCTTGCCTGGCGCATTTCAGATCGCTGCGAAAGCGATGGAAGTCACCGATGTCCAGCTAAACAAGATGCTGGAGACCGGTAGCCTGTTGGCTCGTGATTTTCTCCCCCGCTTCGCTCAAGAACTCTCCGTTACTTTCGGGGATGCGGCACTAAAGAATGCCACACTGTGGACACGCGAGTTCCAAAGGATAAAAAACGAGTTAGGCGAAATCCTCGGTTACGCCTCGCAACCGATCTTTGAGGCATTTTCCGGCCCCATGCGCGAACTGCGGGATCTTTTGCGAGAGACCTTCGCAATCGACAAGGTAAAGCAGTGGGGCATGCAGGTAGGTGAGGTGATTAAGGATTTTTACGAGACCTTGAAGCAACGTCTAGGAGACGATCCCTGGCAATATATTCAAAACACGGCACAGGTCGCTTGGATAAAGATAGCCCGCATGGGGTACGAGAACATGCTTAACATGTTTTCTCTGATGCGGCTTGCATTTCAGCAAACGCTAGTTCAGATGACTAGCGACTTCGCAGTCAAGGTTAGGTCATGGCTTTCAATCCTTTCTCCCATACTGGGCAGTGGGAATACTCTTTTTAAGAAAATAGCGCAGGATGGGTCGTTAGCCGATGCGGCTCTAAAAGCGCTAGATGGGACAACTAATAGAGTCAATGACTCCCAGAAGGATTTCATTGAAAGCCTGCGGGAGGGACAGAAGCAAGCTAGAGAGCTAGGCGATCAGTTTGAGACGGCTATGCGCGGCGCAGCGAGCATAACCAATGACACTGTCAACATTTTCGATGACTTAGGAGCATCGATTGATAGAGCTAAAAACAAGGTAAGGGAGCTTTGGGATGAGTTTGTAACAGCTCGCACAGAAGCTGCCGCTGCTGCTGCTGCTATATCAGTGAGCCTCGCTCCTCCAGGCGTTGCGTCTGGATTACAATTTGCCAATGCTCTCAGGAACGACATCAACAGCGGAATCCAAGGACAGGGGCTATCCGGTGCTGAACTAATGCAGATGGAGTATGATGTGTTAGAACAGCGGCAACGAGAAGCCGAAGCTGCCGCCAAGCGTGCAGCTTCAGCCGCTGAATCGGCAGCGAAGAAAGCTGCCCAGGAAGCTGAGAGGAAGTGGGAGGAACAGAAGAACGCGGCGGAAGGATTTTTCATGGCAACCCGCACCCAGGCTGAGCGGTTGGAACTGGATCTGAACAAGCTTTTTGAATTGGCCGGCACAGGGGTCTTCGAGAAGCTTGGCTATGATGTTGAGCAGATCGCTGAACGCACGCGGATGGCGGCTGAAGAAGGTTCCAATGCCTGGGAAGGTGCGATCGATACGCTGCGCAGTGCGTTCCACGAGTTGATCAACGGCAACATCGAAGACTGGGATCGATTCATCCTGAACATTGCGACCAGTCTTTCGACCAATTGGTTCGATGGGTTTTTCCAGAATTTCTCGGATAACCTGAATCTCAACAACACCAACGGGTTCTGGAGTAATATTATTTCAGCGTTCGCAGGATCGTTTGAAGGAGGTGGATTTACCGGCGCAGGAGGACGCACTGGCGGTATCGACGGTCGAGGAGGGTTCCCGGCCATCCTCCACCCCAACGAAACCGTGGTGGACCACGTCAAGGGTGGGATGGCCGGCGGAGGGTTTCACCAGACTGTGAATATCCAACCAGGAGTCAGTCACGAGATGATCCCTCAAATCCTCTCTGCTGCTCGTGACGGCACGTTGACTGCTCTCAGGGAGCAGGGCAGGCGAGGCGGCAAGCGAGCCCGTCAACTTGGTTTCTAAGGCAAGAGCTTCCTATAGGAGAGAATATGGCAACCTACGACTGGCCTGCTGGCATCCGATTTACCAGTGCAGTGATCACTGCTCGGTCGGCAGTGGGTGCGGTAATCTCTCCCTACTCATTTTCCCGCGAAGCGCAGAACTGGGGAGGAGAACGGTGGGAAATGTCACTGGAATTTCTCCGCACTACTCGCGCTCAAGCTGCGGCAGTCGAAGCTTTCCTCCTTCGCCTCAGAGGAGGAATCCACCAGGTTAGGTTGGGTGATCCTTGGGGGTCTCTCCCCCAAGGATCACGACTGGGCACCCCAGTGGTGGGGGCATCCGCCACAGCAGGTGCGACATCATTTGCCAGCAAAGGCTGGGGGGTCAGTCAATCAGGAGTCCTGCTGACCAATGATTACCTGGAGATTGATGAACGACTCTATAGGGTCCTCGCCGATGTGGATGCGGATGCAAACGGAGATGCCACTATCGAGGTTTGGCCCAGGCTTAGAGAATCGTATGCGGAGGACACCAGCATTCGCACTCAGAACCCTCGGACCTTGTGGTCGTTGGCAGAACCATCGGTGACGTTTTCCAGGGACCAGATCGGTCTCTACGAGACGTCAGTAGCACTTATCGAACACTTGTGAAATGGGACTCCTATCAACCGCAGCAAAAGCCGCAATCTCGTCTGGTGCGAATTTCGCCATGTTCTTGGAGTTGGACCTCATATCCGAGTCTGGCGGAGTGTGGTCAAGCGCAACTGAGCGGTATTGGTCAGGCACATACAGCAAACAGTTCCAACCAACCGGCGACGATGCAGCCAGCACTTGGGCGCCAACCGGAAATTTCGGTCGAATATCTCCTGTGGAGTCTTCCGAAGACTTTCGAGCAAACGGATTGACCGTCGAGATTGGGGGTCTGCCGGCAACCTCGATGCGAGCAGGCACATTGACCGCACCAAACTACAAGGATCGCCCAGCCAGGTGGATCTTGGCAGTCATGGATGCGGATGACACCGTGATCTGGCACAAGATCATGTATTACACGATCGATGTGCTGACTTATGCCATCATTGGGTCTGGCGGGACACCTGCTGGACTGGTTAGGTGCTCGTTGGAACACGAGGTCACCAGGGCAACTCGACTAAACACCAGGCGATACAGTCACTCTGACCAAACGGAGGAATACCCAGGAGACCTCGGGTTTTACCACCTCGCCTATCTCGCCTCAGATGCCGAAGTCTATTGGGGCTCTAATGGTACGACCTTCAAATGATATTATGAGTCCAGTGAAAGAAGCCTTGCTCGCGCGGCACATCCAGCAACCGTCCGGTGACTTTCGTCGGGGGGTTTGGGATTGCTGTTCCTGGGCGGCAGACTGGGCGCAAATGGCATCGGGTCGCCCAGTGGGCAGCGGCTTAACTGGTCGCCCCTTAACGACCAAAGAAGCGCTGCGAATCCTCCGAGATGGAGGCGGCATGGATGAAGTTATCCGAAAAGAACTGGAGCGCAACGGCTGGAAAAAGCTCCCTCATGGTGAACCATTGGAAAATGGCGATATCTGCACCATCTCAGGAGGAAACATGGAAAAGGAACTTCAGGTGGGTGTCGGGATTTACCGAAACGATAAGGTGATCACCATCGCAGAAACCGGTGCGTTCCGACTGGTAGCCCCAAATCTAGTCAGGGAGGCTTATCGATGGGAATAGGAGAAGCCATCGTAGGATATTTCGCAACCGCGGCTTGGGCGGCAACCTCTGCGGGGAAAGCTGTTGCATTTGCCATCGAGGCAGTGATTGCGGTTGGCACAAGCTTGGCGAGCCAGGCGTTGCAGGGTCGTCCAGACGCAGGTAGTCGCCCAGGCAGGTCTGGCAATGTCCGATCTGGTTCAATGGCTCATCAGGTGGTCTATGGTGAGTCGCGTAAAGGTGGACTCATTGCCTATGCTAACGGGAGTGGTGCGCAAGGTAACAACAAGTGGCTCTACATGATCGTCGTATTCGCTGCGCATGAGGTGGAGGCATTCGGTCAGTTCTACATAAACGGCGAAGCAGTCAGCATCGAGACTGAGGACCCTAACGAAATCGGGAATACCGATGGTCGTTACGCGGACTACGCTTACTTCCTCTTTCGCAATGGCAGTCCTACTCAGCTAGCGATACAAGATCTCATTGTGCGGGTCGATGATCCCGATAACTGGGGAGAAAATCACCGGTTAAGAGGTCGAGCTTACGTATACGCTCGACTCCGCGAATCCCCTGCCAGGTTCCCTAGTTTCATCCCCACGTTGACCTGCAACATCAAGGGCAAGCAGAACATCTATGACCCTGCCAGGACCGGGAATGGTAATGTAGAGTCAATCGGGTGGTCAGACAATCCCGCACTCATCGCTGCGAACATACTCGAAGATTATGTAGACATCCCTCGGGAAAGAATAGACATGACCGCTCTTAAGGCAGCGGCTGATGCCTGCGATGTCCTGGTCGATACAAAGGATGGTCCGCAGGAAAAACGATACGTTGCAGGTGGTTACATCGACCTGGAGGGCAACCCAGAGGATTGGCTTGAGCCAGTGATTCGGTGCATGGCAGGTGCGGTCGTTGAGCACGATGGCACCTATTACATCCACGCAGGTGTCCCTGTGGGATTGCCTAGCGGATCAGTGCTAACCATCACTGACGATCACCTGGTCGGCGACATTATTCGCGTGACGGCAAGGTCGAGCCTTGATAGAGCCAACGTGATCAAGGGTATTTTCGTTGCTCCTGAGACATACGACGCACCCACTGAGTATCCCGTCATTCGAGATGATAGCACGACAAAATGGGACCTTCAAGGGCAGGACGGTGGAGCAATCCAAACTGAGGATGGCGACGATCTCATCGCTGAAGAGCGGCAAAGAAACACAGAAGTGGCGATGGAATATGACCTTGAATTTGTCGCCAGTCATACCCAGGCACAACGATGTGCTAAAATTGCGCTCCAGACCCAACTCCTTGACGAGACCGTCGAGGTGGATGTCAATCTGCTTGCAGGTCTCGATGTCAAGCCATGGGATGTAGTGTCCCTGAATAGCTCAGCATTAGGCATAACTGATTACTACCGCATAGTGGATCATTCTTTAATTGTTGAAGCAACTGGCGCACGAGTGAAGCTGACCCTGCGGAAATATGCAGACTCGATATATGACTGGGATGCGGCGACTGAAGAACAACCCTACGACCCAGATGCCGGGCCTGTCGTGCATGACGCTGAAGGTGACAAATGGTATTCAGGTGATGGGGAACCTGACGCTACGGTTGATGGAGACATCGGCGATAGATTTGTGGACAAAGAAACTGGCAATGTTTGGAGGAGGACATCGTAATGGCGGGACCGTGGGAATTTGAATTTGCGTTTCTCTCCGCCACTGGCTTGACCGGGCCTGTCGGTCCTGGCGGAACAGGCTTGACCGGACCTGTCGGACCTCGTGGTTTGACCGGTCCTGCCGGCATCGGCACGGGCGCGACCGGTCCGACAGGCAGTCAGGGGGTAACTGGTAGCCAAGGTTTGACCGGAGCTGCCGGCGGGACAGGCCCGCAGGGAGATAGCATCAACCCTCGTGGAGAGTGGTCCCTGATTTCTGGCAACGTAAACGTGCTGGATGTGGTCTCCAATGATGGCAGCTCTTACGTTGCTATCACCCAGCATGACACCACGACCGCACCGCTGGCCACTGAGCCAGGTGCGGGAACTGATTGGTCTACTTACTGGGAACTCGTAGCTGAGAAAGGCGACAAGGGCAGCACAGGTGACCAGGGACCGACAGGTTTAATCGGGACGGGGATCACAGGTCCTAAAGGTGATACCGGCGACACCGGCGGAACAGGTCCTAAAGGCGATACCGGGGACACTGGCGGAACCGGACCTCAAGGAATCACAGGTCCAACAGCCGGCCCGCTCGACATCCTGACAGAGGAGAGCGGCCCCATCAAAATGGAGGATGACACCGATATCGCTGATGAAGGTCGTTCTCCTGGTCCTCGTGGTCCTCGCGGATTCACCGGTCCTCGAGGCTATGTGGGAGAGAAGGGAGCCACTGGGGATGACGGTCTGGCCTCGACAGTGCCTGGGCCAAAAGGTGATACGGGCGACACCGGCGACACCGGCGACACCGGCGGAACTGGTCCTCAAGGGAGGACTGGGCCACAAGGTGAGTCCATCACCGGTCAAGATGGCAGTGACGGCAACGACGGTAATCGGTGGTGGGCAGGTGATGGTGCTCCCTCTGGCGGCATTGGAGGAACCAACGATTTTTACATCGATCAGACTTTCCCAAATCCAGTCTACGAAAAGGACACTACCTGGACCGGTCCCCTGTTTGAGTTAGGTGGGGACACCGGAGAAACTGGGCCACAAGGTGAGTCCATCACTGGTCAAGACGGTATCGACGGAAATAGATGGTGGGCAGGTGATGGTGCTCCATCGGGTGGGCTGGGCAATACTAACGACTTCTACATCGATCAGACCTTCCCCAATCCGGTTTACGAAAAGGATACTACTTGGACTGGACCACTGTTCGAGCTAGGCGGAGACACTGGAAAAACTGGGGCACAAGGTGAGTCCATCACTGGTCCAGGCGGGAACGACGGTGATGATGGTAATCGGTGGTGGGTAGGTGATGGTGCTCCTTCTGGAGGACTGGGCAACACCAATGATTTCTATGTGGACAAGGCTTTCCCCAACCCAGTCTACGAGAAGGATACTACCTGGACTGGTCCACTGTTTGAACTAGGAGGGGACACTGGAACAGGCGGAGAAGATGGTCTCGACGGTAGCGACGGCAACAGGTGGTGGGTAGGTGATGGTGCTCCATCGGGCGGGCTGGGCAATACTAACGATTTTTATATCGATCAGACTTTTCCCAATCCGGTCTACGAGAAGGAGACTACTTGGACTGGACCCCTGTTTGAGCTAGGCGGAGACACTGGGACAGGTGGTCTCGACGGCACTGACGGTAGCGACGGTAACCGTATCTACTCCGACACAGGCGCACCTACTGGGGGTGTGGGAACCGGAGGTGACTTCTACATCGATCAGCAGGCACCCAATAGTGTCTACGAGAAAGGTGATGCAGGGAACTGGACTGGACCCCTGTTCGACCTGAAAGGCGACAAAGGTGACACCGGGACAGGTGGCACTGACGGTACTGACGGAAATCGCATCTACTCCGACACGGGCGCACCTACTGGCGGAGTTGGGACCGGAGGCGATTTCTACATCGATCAGCAGGCGCCTAATAGCGTCTACGAAAAAGGTGATGCCGGTAACTGGTCAGGTCCACTCTTTGATCTCAAAGGTGACAAAGGTGACACCGGGACAGGCGGCACTGACGGTAGCGACGGTAACCGTATCTACTCCGACACAGGCGAGCCTACCGGGGGTGTGGGAACCGGAGGTGACTTCTACATCGATCAGCAGGCACCTAACAATTTTTATGAGAAGACTCTTTTAGGGTGGTCTTCTCCCCTGTTCGACCTGAAAGGCGACAAAGGTGACACCGGGACAGGTGGCACTGACGGTACTGACGGAAATCGCATCTACTCCGACACAGGCGCACCTACAGGGGGTGTGGGAACCGGAGGTGACTTCTACATCGATCAGCAGGCACCTAACAGTGTCTACGAGAAAGGTGATGCCGGTAACTGGTCAGGTCCACTGTTTGAACTGAAAGGTGACAAAGGTGACACCGGCGGAACGGGTCCTACGCCATGGAATTGGACAAACAATGACTGGAGCACTTTTCAGACGTTCTATAAGGGGCAGGCATTGGAATATCTTGGCACGGCTTACCTAGCCATAACTGATAACACAAACAAACCTCCTGATGTATGGGAAGGCGTTCACTGGGAAATCATTTCTAAAAAGGGTGACCCAGGCGCAGACTCGACAGTGCCTGGTCCAAAAGGCGACACTGGCGATGTTAGGGAATGGCTTGCCGGCTATGGGCAGCCGACAGGAATCGATGGTGAAGACGGTGATTTTTATCTGAATCAGAATTCGCCTAATGAAGTGTGGTCAAAGTCTAATGGTGACTGGGCTATCCAAGTCGCCCGCCTCAAGGGTGACACTGGCGAAACCGGTGATCCCGGGCCAGGTGGCGATCCTGGATCAAAATGGTATGACGGTGTTGGTCCTCCCGTGACTGTGCCAGGTGCGATTACTGGTGATTACTATTTTGACAACGCCGGCACAAAAGCCATCTACAAATACGATGGGAATTGGGATCTCGTCGCCAGCCCCATCGAAGGGAGCGACGGTAATGATGGGGCAGATGCCAATCGGTGGCACTCCGATACGGGTGCGCCTTCTGGCGGAGTTGGGGCCGGAGGGGATTTCTACCTGGACCAACAAGCACCCAACAGTGTCTATGAGAAGACACCATCAGGGTGGAGTTCGCCTTTATTCTCCCTGCAAGGTGACCCAGGCGCAAAAGGCGACACTGGCGATCCCGGCTTGACTTATTTGCCTGACGCCCCCAATCCTGCTGATTATACGGGAGGAGCAACTATTCAACTAACCAAATCCACCGGTGGAGACTGGGTGTGGAGTCCATGAAATTAGCGATAGCGTGCGTATTAAAAAGTGGCGGAGACTTCAACCATGAATGGGTCTACAAACTCAGACGGGGGTTGATGCGTGGGGGGCTCGGCAGCTTGCCGTTCTTCACATTCACTGATCGCCCCGATATCATCGGGAATGCGATCAAGCTGGAAACGAATCTGCCCGGGTGGTGGTCCAAGATGGAACTCTTTCGGCTGAATATCCCTTATGACTGGTTATATTTTGACTTGGACATGGTGGTGACTGGCGACATTAGTTGTTTAGTCGATATCGCCAAACGATCGCCAAACGCGATAATGCTGCGTGACATGTTTTACCCGCAGTATTTAGCGAGCGGCATGATGTATATCCCGCACTCTTGCAAGATATCGGTGTGGCCGGGATTCCTCGCCAAGCGCAAAGAATGGATGAAGGAAAAGCGAGGGGACCAAGAAGCAATTGCTCAGCTACTCCCACGGGCAACGGGCATCTGGCAAGATCAGGTGCCGGGGTTGATCAAGAGTTACAAGGCAGATGACTGCCGGCGCAAAGGCCCGCAAGGTGCCAGCATCGTGATGTTCCACGGCAAGCCTCGACCTAACGAGGTTAAACATAACTGGATGACCTGGTAAGATGATTTGGCGACATAACGGAGGGTTCTGGGAACCATCGAACGTGCAACGCATTCCGAATTTCGTCCCGGGCATCATTGCTGCCCCTGGGCCATCTCTCCGCCTGGTCCAGAAAGGCTTGATGGGCCCGGGGCGATTTGTCCTCGCACTTAATACAGCTTACCCCTTGGTCATGCCAAACGCATGGGTGGGCATGGATAGACCGGCACAATATCGGGCTAGCCTAACAAGGGAGTCTTTCCCTAAATTCTGGCGAGGCAATTACCGAGATATCAACGACCGGCAAGGGGTGCGGTTGAATAGTTTGCCTGGAAATTTCTTCGTCGATCTGGCTGAACCGCACTACCCTGACGCAATATTTCATTGGTTAGGTGACGATGCCCCACTCATATGGCATCGCGCATCGTTCCATGTGGGCATCCACCTCCTGCTGCGCATGGGATTCCGCACCCTCTACTTTGCAGGGTGCGATTTCAGTGAAGGCTATTGCCACAAGGACGTGGAACTCACCAGAAAACAGCAGGATCGTAACAATCGGCACCACGATCAGGTGCTCGCTTGGTTCAAATGGTTTGTCCGCAGAGGTGCGGACTTTGGCATCACCTGCCGATCGCTGACTCCGTGCTCGCCGATTAACGAATTTTGCGCAGTGAGTGATATGGCCGCGATGGTGCGGGGGTTGAGCTTGCCGACTGACACATCGGTGGCTTACGTTGGCACCGACAACAATGCTTGATCCCTATCGGTTGCTATCCTCTCCAGATATGGCGGAGGAGGAACAGCGGCAGGCGACTCCAGAAGAACTAATCGAGGGACATCTGGGCCTGGTCGCCCGCATTGCCAGACGCATGCGTCGGCCAGGAGTGACCTTTGCCGATTGGTTCGGTGCTGGCGCTGCAGGTCTGACCGTTGCAGCCAATCGCTGGCAGTGGGCTGGCAAACCATTCCGGTTGTATGCTCGACCCTATATTCGGCGGGCAATGCGGGATCTGGCGGAGGAGGCGCTACCTTACGCAGGAGGTCCCACTGGGCCTTCCCTCGCGCAACAGGAGACCCCTGAAGATTCTCTTGGGGTGCTCACACCAGTGGAACGCGAAATCGTTGAGAACGTCCTCCTGGCGCAACCTCGCGAGCCTTTGAAAAAATGTGCAGCACGTTTAAGTCTCTCACTCTCAGAGGGTCGCGATCTTTTGGCGGCGGCTATTGAGCGGCTGAGGAAAAATTGCGATTGATTTCCTTTAGCTGTTGGGCATAAGGTTCACTGTCGATAATTGTTCGGCAAATTATGGAAACTGAACGAGAACGTATTCTTCTTAGGTGGCTCACTGTCATGACCATTATCGCAGGGGTATTTTTGGGCCTGCTGCTTCACCTCCTAACCTAAGCAAATAGCATGAAAACATACGAGAAAGAAACCGTGGCGGATCTCATTCGCCAGATTGATGAGATTCGTAACGAAACCAGTCTCACGTTTTCTCAACTGAGGGTCCTAATCGGGATTCTCACAGTCGAAGAAAACGGTGACCTGGCCAAACCGGGCAGGCTCGCCAGGCAAGTGGGTGTGTCCGCACCCGCAGTCACATCCGCGTGCGACAATCTCGTTAGGCGCGGCTTTGTGGCGCGCTCCCAACGAGGAATGTCCGGTCTAGAGGACCGGCGCGAGGTTGTCCTAACCACCACCGAAAAAAGTCGAGTTCTCTTCCGATGACTTGTTACCAAATCTCAGATCGCTCCTCACTTATGAGTGAGCGTCTCTTTCGTCGGTCGGGACAGACGGCAGCTCGGTATGGCATCTCACTGACACATGCCCCCGCAGTCCCTGCCGATGAAGCCCATAGAGAAGCCCTCCGACAAGGGCTTCGCGTGTCCACCTACCTGCGACCAGCACAGGCTGGGTGCCTGCTCGCCCACTACAAGGTCTGGCAGAAAATCCTCAAAAGCGGGGAAGACGGTGCCTTTGTCTTCGAGCACGATGCCATGTTCTACGCACCCCTCCCCGACCCATCTACGCTGCCAGAGGGAGTCACTAATCTCTGCAACCATACGTGGGAGAGTGGTTATTGGGCAAGACGGCACATGTCCACCTCAGAAGATCCCGCTGCGGGCGATTGCGCCTACAATTGCATGCCGGGAACCATGGCCTATTACGTGACCAGGTCTGCCGCACTCGCGCTCTCCAACGACCTCCAGGATGGACTTCGATGGCCGGCAGACCTGGCGATGCGTAAATCGGTGGTCCCCATCTGGGACTGCCACAGTCGCCACATGGCAATCCCAGCAGCCTACTTTGCCGATGGTGAAGATAACTCCGCACCCCCCCAGTTCGATCAGGTGCGGAACTTCTTAGTCGGCAGCATGATCTCTCCGCAGGTGGGAACTTATTTGTCCGCAGGGTATCTGCGTAACACTGAGGTCATTCCCACAGAACCTTGGGCGACTGAACAACTGGAGTTCGCCGGTGATCCCGTGTGGCATGTCGTTGCTGAAGATGTGGAATGCTCGCCAAAATTAGGTTACAAGGATGACTGGACCATCATCATCGATGGATGGTTTGAGCGAGTCGCGAACCCCAGCGCCATGCTCGACTGGTGCGACCGATACGCAACCCACCTGATAGTCTTCACATCGATGCGCGACGAGGGCTCGAATGGTCCTCCCGACCCCAGATTGGCCCAGCAATGGACCCCTCAAAAGTTCCGGAAATTCCTCTCTTCTCGCGGGTTTGAGGTTAAGGCCATGCGGGATGCTCGCCCTCTCGATAGCAATCCTACCGGAGCTACTTTTCGCGCACCGCACATGGTCGAGTGGCACGCATCCAAGGAATGATCGACCACGACACCCAAATTTGGATTCCAGGTAATGTGCCCAGCTCCAAGAACAGCAAGAAAATTGTCATGGTGGGGCCACGCGGGCACCGTCGGCCAAAAATGCTCTGGTCAGACCTTGCCGATCGCTATAGGGCTCGCATACGTCCCATTTTAATAGCGGAACGCTATCACTGGGCTAGACTAACCAGCGGGATCACTCCTCCGGTGGTGGTCGGATTCCATTTCGTCCGCAATTCGCGGAGAAAATTCGACTTCTCAAACGCTTGTCAGACAATTGCTGACCTCATGGTCGGTGCCGACTGGTTGGCAGATGATAACATGAAAGAATTTGTGCCAATGCCCCTGCCAATCGAGGGACGCTGGTGCAGCTACAACAAAGAAAAGCCGGGGGTCATAATCGAGCCTCTCAACCAACACTAACCAACGCTAATTATCATGAAAATAGAAACCGGCATCACGCCACAGGCACAACGCATCCTCATCTACGGGCCGCCAGGTGTGGGAAAAACTCAACTCGCATCTCACTTCGAGAAGCCAATCATCATCGACTTTGAACGTGGGAGCCGGCATCTCGATGTCGCCCGTGTGATTCCCGAATCCGCACTCGACTACGATGAGTGCCTCAAGGAAATCGTCCTGGAAACCGATTTCCGCACCATTGTCATAGATTCTGGAGACTGGATGGAGCAGCAGAAGATCGCGAAAATGTGCGAGGGAGACGGTGTCTCAGGTATCGAAGAATACCGTTTCGGGAAGGGCTACACGCAAGCCGCCGAGATGATGCGCGAAGAGTTAGACAAGCTCACCCGTGCTTGCCACAAATACGGCATAAATATCGTGGTTGTTTGTCACTCTGAGGTGAAAAATTTCACCTCCCCTGAACAGGCCAAAACCTACGATCGCTATCAACTGAAACTAACCAAACAGGTCCGCCCACTGTTCACCGAGTGGGCTGACAATATCTGGTTCCTGAATTGGGATGTCCAGGTGGCGACAGATTCACAGAGTAAACGCATCCGAGGGGTCGGGGGAAAGGACCGGATCCTGCACACCGTCAATTGCGCAGCCTACGACGCAAAATCTCGGTTGGGTGTCCCTGAAAAAATCCGCGTGGAGGAGGGTGCCACTGCGCTGCCGTTGGAACTCTCTGCCGCGTTGACGTTTGTCACCCGCCCACCAGAAAACGAAGCTGAACAGGCTGAGATTGAGGCCATCAAGGATGCTTTGGAGGATTCCGAGTCACTCTTCCTTGAAGCAATCATCGAGGAGTCTGCCGGCGTGATCGATCCCGAATGGTCCGACAAGGTCGAGGATTTCATGGTCGATCGTGGAGAGATCAACAAGGGCGGCACCTGGCGAGATGCTTCTCCTGCTTATTTGCTCAGGGCGGCTAAGCATCCTGACGACTACAAGCGAGCAGTTCTCGACTTCTTCAAAAATTCCCAAAAACAAACATCAAAAGCCTAACTGAAATCACCAACCACCTAGAAAGGAAATCAACATGCCAAATTATACACCTACCAAACTAGAAGACCACGCGGTCAACTTAGAGCCTCTCAAGCCAGGCACCTACTGGGTCAAGATCGACAATGCGGAGGATGCAATGAGTGCTAGCAAAAGCGAGATGATCAAGCTCACTTGCAGTGTCGTGGGGCACAGCAAGATGCTCTTTGAGCGATTGGTCTTCACCGAAAAATGTTTCTGGAAAATCACTGAAGCTCGCGCAGCTTTAGGGTTCGATGACAAAGTCGATGAGGATACTCCGATCGAAGCTAGTGAGTTCATCGGCAAGGAAGCTCTTGTTCGAGTCAAGGTCCGCGAATATGAGGGGAAACTTGATAACGAAATCGTCCACTGGTTCACGCCTAACGAGATCGAAGCGGCCAAGAAAAAGGCCAATCTCGGTGATGATGACAACACCTCAGTGAAGGTTCGCGCCGAATTCTAACCCATGGACGCTCCAATATTCCAGGAGCGTCCCTACCAAATTGAAGCCCTGTCTGCTATTAGGCGGGGCTTCAATGAGGGGGTGGATGCCCAAGTGCTCGTAGTTCCTACGGGTGGGGGTAAGACTATTATATTTTCGAACCTAACGAAAATTGCGGTCAGGAAAGGTCATAAGGTGCTGATCTTGGCGCACCGTGAAGAACTCCTTCAGCAGGCGCAAGATAAGCTCTGGAACTCGCAGGGGATTCAATCGAGCTTTGAGCGTGCCGAAAGTCGAGCCTCACTCGATGCTCAGGTAGTCATTGCTAGCGTGCAGTCGTTGTGCCGTCCAGAACGACTGGCGAGATTCCCCCAGGATCACTTCCACCTCATCATCATCGATGAGGCGCATAGGTCGCTCGCGCAGAGTTACATGAAAATCATCCAGCACTTTCACCGAGGAACTATCCAAGTCCTTGATGAGGATGAGAATGCAAAGGCAGGTGATCTCATCGACTATAAATGTCCCGGCACAGCTTACCTCCTTGGCGTGACGGCAACCCCAGACAGGGGAGACAAGCGAGCGTTGTCTGCGGTCTATGACAAGATCGCTTATGAGGTGCGAATCCGCACCCTTATCGCCGATGGTTACCTGTCGCAGATTCGTTGCCTATCCTTCCCGATTAAAGGGAACCTAAAGGCCGTAAAAAGCACTGCCGGCGACTACGATGTCAATGGTCTGGCAGAACAGTTAGGTCCCATTTTGGATGAATTGGCTGATCAATTTGTCGCCAAAGTCCAGGAATACAACCGCACCAAATGCCTGGTGTTCCTCCCGCTAGTCGCTCTTAGCGAGGCATTCGCCGAAAAGGTCGAGCAGCGTGGCATCGTTGCAGAGCACATCGACGGTAAATCGTCTGATCGCAAAGAAATCCTGGAACGGTTTCGGTCAGGCAAAACGCGTGTGCTCTGCAACGCCATGCTGCTCACCGAGGGATACGATGAACCCGGGATCGACTGTGTCATGGTGCTGCGCCCAACGAAAATCCGCGCTCTCTACTGTCAAATGATCGGCAGGGGAACTCGCATCTGCGAAGGAAAAGACCACTTGCTCATCATCGACCCCCTATGGCTGGGCACCTCTCACCAGTTATGCACTCCAGCGTCACTGGTTGCCGAAACCGACCAAGTGAAGAGTTTGATGGACGAGAAACTCAAGGAGCATCCCGATTCACTGGGGGAGGAGGACTACCTGGATATGGATCTCATGCACATGGAGCGAGACGCTGAAGAAGAGCGGCTCGAAAAATTGCGGCGCGAGGTGGAGGCGAACCGGCGCAAGAAGACCAAAACGTATGACCCTGTCGAAATGGGCAGCGCACTGGGAGAATCCGCAATCGCAGACTACGAACCCACCATGGCATGGGAGGCTGGGCCAGTGACGATCAACCAGAAACGTGCTCTGGAGAATTTTGGAGTGGACGCTGAATCGATGAACTGCGCCGGCCAAGCATCGGCAATCCTCGATCGGATTATGGTGCGGGCCGAAAAAGGTCTCGCCACGCCCAAGCAACTTCTGCACCTTAAGCGGATGCGAGTGCGCGATGCAGACACCCTAACTATACAGCAAGCAAGCGCTGAACTGGGCAGGGCCTGGGGCGGCAACTACAGCAAGAAGAAATTGAAATTCTAACCAATCATATCTCACCTAACCTAACTATGACTGACGACTTATTCCCAACCATGCCAGAGGTGCTCTCACCCAAGCTCGCCTGGATGGCGAGGCACAACATACAGACCTTGCCACCTGTGGACGGTGGCAACGAGGAGAGCATGGATGCTGCGGAGTGCTGGGATGGATTCGGATTCGATCCACTGCAATGGCTTGCCTGGCAGGGAGAGATAAATCCAGCTAGCCCAACACTGGTCAGTGGCAACACAGAAGAGGCTGCGCTACTCAAGCTCGCCTCTAAACTCAAACTGGAGTTTTACAGATGACTCGTTACAACCCACGCACAACTTACGTGGAGGGCAAGACCATCGCTGAGATCGCAGAGGAATCGGGCCTAAACCGGCGAACGGTGCGGGATCGCTATGATAGCGCGATACGCCGGGGCGAGCAACCCACCGTGGTTAGTCTCCAGAAGCCTCGCGAGTATACGTGGCACCTGATCGGGCTGAACGTCGAGCAGTGGCTCACGTTCATCAACCTGCGGGGGACGGATGTCCCCAAAACCTGGAACCCTAACCACCTGCGATCTTGGGTGCTCCTGCGGCGCAAACGCGGCATGGACGACAAAGCCATCGCTCGCGAGTTGTTAGAGCGGTTTCAGATTGAGCTGCCTGCAAAGGAGGAATGAGCATGATGACATTTGATGAATGGTGGCATAACTATGGCAGTGGGATCACATGCGGAGTCTACCAAGACGCTCATGAACACGCTCGTGTGGTGGCTCAAGCGGCCTGGACGCTGATCAATGGCT